CAAAGGTGCGTGATGTGGTGCGTGGTGCTAAACCAAGCCTTATGCGAATCTTTATGTCTAACGATAAGTTCGTTGAGTTTATACCAAAGACTGCTGAAGATGTGGCTAACGCTGAACAGGCCACCAGCTACTGCCATTGGGTATTCAACAAGGCTAATGGCTATAGCGTACTGTCGGACGCAATCCACGATTCTTTAGTTAAAAAGGTAGGCTTAGTTAAGGTCTGGTGGAATACTGAGACAATTGCTAAGTCTTACACTTACGAAAATTTATCAGACGATGAAGTGCAAGTTTTGGTCAGCAAAGAAGGCGTAGAAGTTGTAGAGCATAGCCAAGAAATTGAAATGGAGATGGACGAGTTTGGCTTAGACATTGAGCGTAACGTTCACAGTATGGTCATTTCTCATAAGTACGAAGAAGGTGAGATGGTCATCGAAGGCATCCCACCAGAAGAATTTTTTATTGACGGCTCTGCTAAATCTATTGATGATGCCTACATCTGCTGTCATCGTAGTGAGAAACGCGCAGGCGATCTTGTGGCAATGGGTATAAATCAAGACGTTGTTGATAACCTAAGTGGCTCAGACACTGACTCGTTAAGGGGAAACCAAGAACAAATTCAGCGTTTCGGCCCATCCATCCAAGATGACAACGAAGTAGACAACGATCCATCAATGCGGCTAGTTTTGGTGACAGAAGCCTATCTGCGCTTTGACTCTGAGGGTGATGGCGTACCTACTTTGCACAAGTTTTTGTGCGGTGGTACTGACTACGAAGTGCTTGAGATGGAGCCGTGGGATAAAGCCCCGTTTGCTGATTTCCAAGTTGACCCAGAGCCACACGCCTTCTATGGTCGATCTTTAGCAGAACTAGTGTTACACGATCAAGACACAGCAACTAGCGTACTCAGAGGCATTTTAGACAACGTAGCCCTAACAAACTCACCTCGCCTAGAAGTTATCGAAGACAGCGTAGAGATGGATGACGTTCTAAATAACGAAGTGGGTGCTATTATTCGCAGTGAGCAAATTGGCTCTGTTAATCCATTAACGGTTCCATTTGTCGCAGGGGCTACACTACCAGCCCTGCAATACTTAGACATGCTGGTTGAAGAGAAGACAGGCATTTCTAAAATGTCTATGGGCGTTAACGCTGATATGTTGCAGAATACATCTGCTACTGCGGCTGCACTAACGGCTCAAGCTGGTGCTGGACAGGTCGAGCAGATGGCTAGAAACCTCGCTGAAGGCACTAAGAAACTATTTCAGTTAATGCTACACGTTGCCATTCAAAACTCTCCTGACGAGCAGATGATGCGCCTTAACGGTCAGTTTGTACCAATTGACCCGTCAGTATGGGATTCTGAGATGGACATGACTGTTAATGTCGGTCTAGGCACAGGTCAAGAAGATGTTAAAGCAGCCGCATTGATGCAAACATTTGCCACACAGCAGCAGATTTGGCAAACCTACGGCCCTAAGAACGGCTTAGTCTCAATGACACAGATGCGTAACACATTAGCAGACACATTAGCTTTGAGTGGGTTTAAGAATGTTGACCGATATTATGCACCAATGACCGCAGAGATTGAGCAACAGTTAATGGCTGAGATGGCTCAAGAAGCAGAAGCGGCAGAACAAGCGGCATTAGAGCAAGGTCAGCAGGGCGACCCAATGGCACAGGCACTAATTCAAGCAGAGCAGATTAAAGCGCAGGCCAGTATGCAAGGCGCACAGATGAAGATGCAAGGCAAGATGCAGGGCGATAACATTAAAATGCAAGCAGACATGCAAGTTAAAGCCGCACAGATGCAGTCTAAGCAGGGCCAAGAACTGGCTGAATTGCAACTCAAGTATCGTGAATTGCAGGCCAGTGATGACTTAGAGCGTGACCAGATGAATCAGGACTTGCTTGTGGAAGCTGCTAAAATTCTAGGACAGTACGGAACAGCCGTTGATGTTGAGCGTGTAAAGGCTATGCAAGCTGCTCCAAGAATCGGTAATGTTCAATGATTTTAAAGTCTCAAGCAGAACATTTACTCAAAGATGATACATTTACTACAGTATTTGATATAATCCGACAAGAACAGGTAAAGAAGTTTTTAAAGTCTAGTAAATCCGATACGGAGACTAGAGAAGATGCCTATGCAATGACGCAGGCGTTAAACCAGTTTGAAAATATTCTCAAAAGTGCAATTACTAACGAGAATATTAAAGAACGTAAGAAATAGGTGAGCACCGTGGAAGCGACTAACCCAATTACGATAGAAAGCGCAGCCGAAGCGTTAATGGCTCCAGTGGAGTCAGAAACAACCAAAACAGAAACACCCGAAGCTGAAGTAGCGGAGGTTGAAGAAGAAGAGGTTGAAGAAGAATCAGAATCAGATGATGACGCAGAATATGCTGAATCAGATGACGATGACGAGTATGAAGAGTCAGACGAAGAGCTAGACGATCAGCCGAAGCCAGAAACATACTCCGTTAAAGTAAACGGTGAGACTGTTGATGTAACTTTAAATGATTTAACCAAAAGCTATAGTGGCCAAAAATACATACAACAAGGGATGAAGCAAGCTGCTGACTCACGGAAACAAGCAGAAGAGGCCTATAACGGGCTAAATCAGCAACGTGAACAACTTAACCAGCTTATGCAACAGATAGGGCAGCAGGGCGTAATATCGCAGCCAACTCCACCCACGAAGGATTTGCTTAATGCAGACCCATTGGGCTATATAGAAGCAGACGCTACTTATAGGGAGCAAATGGGAGCATATCAAGCCCAGCAGCAGCAACTTGGACAGCAACATCAAGCAGCGCAGCAGGCGCAAGGACAGGCCCATCAAGCCAACTTGCAAGAGCAGATGGCAGAACTACAACAAGCAATTCCAGAATTTGGTGATGCTAAAAAAGCACCCAAGATGAAGGAAAAGCTCGTTAAACAAGGTATGGCTGAAGGCTACACTGCTGAAGAAATCGGTGGAATTGTAGATCATAGGGCCATGAAAGTTCTGCACAAAGCCATGCTATACGATCAGATGATGGAAGGGAGCGGTGACGTACAAGCCAAACTCAAGAAAGCTAGACCGTTGATGAAATCTGGAACCAAGTCGCAACCAATGTCTTCTGCTAAAAAGCACAGCAAGCAGATTGCTAAATTGAAAAAATCAGGCAGCATACACGATGCAGCCACATTATTGTTTGAATAGTTAAATTAAAATCATTTAAAACTTGACAAAGAGAGAAAATTATGAGTCAACCAGCCCACACGTTTGATACTTACGATACCAAGGGTATTAGGGAAGACCTCAGTGATATTATCTACGATATTAGCCCTGAAGAGACACCTCTAGTAAGTGCCATTGCTAAAACTAAAGCAACCAATACTTATTTTGAATGGCAAGTAAACGCATTGCGCGATGCAAAAGCTAATGCCCATATTGAGGGAAGCACGACTGGCGCAGAAGCTATTGTTCCAACTGTCCGCGAGGGAAATTACACGCAGATTATGAAGAATAGCATTATCACCTCTGGCACTAACGATGTTGTTAAGGCTGCGGGTAGGTCAAACTCTGAGATGAGCTACAACATACTTCGAGAGGCGATTGTCCAAAAATTAGACATTGAGAAAGCCATCTTTGAAAACGTAGCGCGTGTAGCTGGTAATGCTACTACTGCTCGTAAACTTGGCGGTCTAGGTGCTTGGCTAAAAACCAACACTGTGTTTAATCCTGCTGGAAACGGTGCAAACCCAACAGGCTCTGTAGGTGGAGCAACTGCTCGAACAGCAGGGACGGCTAGGGCCTTAACGCAGGCTCTTTTTGATGAGGCCATGCAGAAAACGTGGGTATCGGGTGGAAAGCCAGACGCTGTCTACCTTTCAGCGTTTCAGATGAACAAGGCACTTTCGTTCACAGGCAACAATAACCAACGCCAGACAGGCGCGGTAGGTACCGTAAACAACAACATGGCGATTTATATGACGCCGTGGGGACAGGTTAGCTGGGTTCCAAGTCGGGAAAACAGACCCCAAGATTTGTATATTATAGAGCATGATAAATTAGCTATTGCTACCTTACGGCCTATGAAAAATGAAGCCTTGGCTAAAACTGGCGATAATGAGCATCGTCAAATTGTGTCAGAGCAAACTTTGCAAGTGCGTTCTGAAGCCGCATTGGGTGCTGTGTTTGACCTAACCGTAAGCTAATAAATAGTTGTGGTACAATAAGGGGGTGCTTTTGCATCCCTTTTTTTATGGAGAAAAATAATGCCTAAAATTTCAGAACAATTTTACCAAGACGGTGATAAGTTAATTCACGTTAAGCAGCATGATTACAACCCAGCATTAGAACAGGCTGAGATGATGCGCCAAAACGGTAACGCTCATTTTGGTGAATCGGTCTGTATTGGCGTGGTTGACGCAGCATTGATGCACGAATGGCTTAAAGAGGCTGGCGTAAAATCAAATGACCCAGCAGCAGAAGAGGTAATTAAACGCAAAATGCTGTCAGGTGAGTTTGATAAATTAAGAGTTTGGGACGGCAAATACTAATGTTTAAACTAGGCAAAAATAGTATAAATAATTTAGCGGGTGTAGATGGTAGACTTATTGACATTGCAGACGTTGCGATTACGCTATCTAATATTGATTTTGGCATCCCTTCTACTGGTGGGCTGCGCTCAGAAGCAGATCAAGCCAAACTGTTTGCTGATGGTGTCTCAAAAGCAGATGGAACCATCAATAGTAGATCGTATCACCAAAGCGGAAAAGCTGTCGATGTGTACGCTTACGTTGACGGGAAGGCTAGCTGGGACAAGCTACATTTAGCCCTTATTGCAGCAGCTATGTTGCAAGCCTCGGCCCAGTTAGGCTACGAGTT